AGTCCCCGACGGCTACAAGGTCAAAGGCGTATCCACGCTGTACCGCGAGGATGGCACGGTCGCGCAGCAGTGGGTCAAATCGAGTGCGGATGCGGAGCGGCAGCTTGCCATGATGCGCGAGGCTATCGACGCCATGACGTGCGACCTGCCGAAGCTGCCGGCACGCAAGGCAAAGGGCACGTATCTGCCCGACCTGATGACCGTGTACCCGATCGGTGATCTACACGTCGGGATGCGGTCATGGCTGGAAGAGACCGGCGCGAACTGGGATTTGAAGATTGCCGAGCGTGTGCAGTGTGGTGCGATGGCGGAGCTTGTGTCTGGCGCACCCGCTACAGAAACGGCGGCTGTCATTGATCTAGGCGATTGGCTGCATAGCGACGGACTTGTGGCGCAGACGCCGCGCAGCGGGCACCCATTGGATGCCGACGGGCGTTACGCGAAGATCATCCAGGTTGGCATGAAGATCATCCGCCAGTGCATCGAGTCGGCGCTAGAACGGCACAAGTTTGTCCGCGTGATCTGCATCCCCGGCAACCACAACGAAAGTGGCGCGCTGTGGATGAGCGCGGCCTTGTCGCAAATCTACGAAAACGAGCCGCGCGTGACGGTGGACACGCAACCGTCCCTGTTCGCCTATTTCCAGTTCGGCAAGACGCTAGTCGGCGTGCACCACGGGCATACGGTGAAGATGGAGGCATTACCCGGCGTCATGGCGGCCGATCGCGCCGAAATGTGGGGGACTGCGAAGTACCGATATTGGTACACCGGACATATTCACAATCAGCAAATCAAGGAGTTCGCCGGCTGCACGGTCGAATCCTTCAACACGCTCGCGCCGAACGATGCCTACGCCGCGAACGGTGGTTGGCGCTCACGGCAGAACATGAAGGCCATCATCTTGCACAAGGAGTTCGGGGAAGTGGCCCGGCATACCGTGTGCCCGCAGATGTTGCAGGATGCAGCAGCATGAATGGCGCCCTGATGTCCGGCGGCCCGATTGCGCACTTTGCCGGCGCGTGGGCAAAGTTCCCTTTCGTTGGCAGCCGTGCCCACTACTGGACCGAAACCACAAGCTACTGGCGATCGCAGATGCTATTGCCGGAAGGGTTACGGACATTCGACGGGGCGTGTGGCGCGCGTGGCGAAGTCACGGAACGGGCTCCGGCGCTTGAAATGGGCAATTGGCCGAAGTGCAAGCGTTGCGAAGCTGCGTTGCGAGGTGCCGCATGAACGCCATCCCGCAAGCCGTGGGCGATTGGTCATTGCGTGGCGTGGACGCCGACCAGGTGTTCGCCAGCCAGCAATTGAGCGACACGGCCATGACGGCGGCTGTCCGGGTAACCGCACGATTTGACCCGTCCTTCCCCGGCTGGCAGTTATACCGGCGCATTGTGGCTGGAACAAACCTGTTCGACCGCGAGCTTGAGCGGTGGGCCACCAGCACCGCATGGATGCTCGCCACGGCGCACAAGGTCAGGGGTAGGGAGTACGTCAAGGCATCGAGCCGCCGCCCTGACTGGGTAGCACAAGCGGGCCGCGATGCGCTCGATTACGTCGTCTGTGGCCGATACGCCTCCGGGCTGGTAGACCGCGCCGATGCCTTCGGAGTGTCGCCCAAAACATACCAGCGCATCCGCGATCCGATGGCTGCGTGCATGTCCATCGGGCTGGAAACCTTCGCGACGGAATTGCGCGGTGAATACTTCCGCACCCGCAAGCGCGATTATTTGGAATCTAACGGAACAGAGCCGGTTTCGTATGGGACACTGAAAGTAAGGGGTCCGTGTTTTGCTGGCGATGAGTCCACGCTTGGGAACGGATGTTTCCAGCGCGAGCCTGCGCCCGATTCGGACACCCTGTAACTTTTGCCGCCCAGCCTCTACCGAAATCTCCCGAAGCCTCGCAAGGCCGGCAAGCTCGAACGGGCGGCGATTCATTCGGTCGGTTACAAATTGTTACCGACTCGCAGCAACCGGTTACAGATCGTAACCAGTTCCAAGTATTTGGCAAAAAGGCGCGTATCTGCGCCGTTTCCTTGCCAAATAGTGCAAATGTGAGCCGCCCATGCCAGACAACCCCGACAACCCGGAGGTATTCATCCGGGACGGGGAGGTCTGGATTCCTGACGGCCCGGCGTTACGCGCGCGGATCGGCGCGGTTTACCTGTACGTCTCTGAAGGCGACTTGTGGGCCGGGGTGCCGGGCGTCGGTGACGACCTGGTGCGCAACCTGCTGGCCGAGCCCGAGTCGGACGACAAGCCCCGACTCGCGTCCGTGAAGTCGATCAAATAACCACACGCCCGCCACGGCGGAGAAAGGAAGCCGCATGCAAATTCCAGAGGACGTCACGACAGAACTCGCCAAGGCATCGCCGGCGGTAGGGGTAGGTGCTTTGACCATTTTTGGCGTGTCGCTTCCGGATATCGTGCAACTCGCGGCACTTTTCTACACGCTCGGGCTGATCATCCAGCAGGGCTATCGTCTGTACGGCTGGTGGCGCGATCGCCGTGCCCGTCAACAAAGGTAAGTCCGGCATTGCGCTGGGTGCCTTGCTGATGGTTGCCGCCCCGCTAATTGTCCACTACGAGGGCAACGTGCCGCACACTTACGCCGATGTGAACGGCGTGGCGACTGTCTGCGCTGGCGAGACCGGATCCGACGTGACATGGGGCATGCAGTTCACCATGCAGCAATGCCTAGCGCGGCTGGACAAGCGCCTGGCGATCGAGTGGGGCAAGTTCGAGCCGTGCATTCAGCGACCCATCACGATGAGCCAAGCCGCCGCGCTGGCGAGCTGGGAGTGGAATGTGGGCGTGACAGCGGCGTGCGAATCTTCGTTGATGCGCAAGCTCAATGCGGGCCAGCCGCCTGCCGTGTGGTGCGCTGAGTTGCTGCGCTGGACCTATTCAGGCGGACGGCAGCTCAAGGGGCTGGCTATTCGCCGGGCCGGTGAATACAAATTGTGTGTGACGCCATGACAGCCATCCTCGCGAAGGTCCCGATGTGGATTTACATCCTGCTGTTCGCCGCGTGCGTCATCGGCGTACAGCAGTGGCGCATCCATCACTACCGAGCGCAAGCCACGGCGCTGCAAAGTGTCGCCAACACGCTGCACGAAGCCAATCAGACCAATGTGGCAACGATCGTTGCCCTGAAGGCAACAAACGACAAGTGGGCGCGCGACAACGCTGCGAACCTCGCCAACGCGAAGGTCTACGCCGATGCGGCGCTGGAATACGCCAAGCAGCAGCAAGCGGCGGCTAAATCCGCCAACGAGAAACTGAAGGCACTGTATGCACGCGATTCCGTGGCGAAGGCTTGGGCTGATGTGGATTTGCCCGCTGATGTTGTTAGCGTCCTGCGCGAGCAAGCCGGTAGTACGCACTGAGACGGTCACCGTACACACGCCGGTCTATATCGCGATACCTGCCGAGCTGACGCAGATCTGCACGGTAGCGCTGCCGCAAGTGTGGAAGAACAGTGCGCTGGCTGATTACGCGATCCTTCTGTCTATCTGCCTGAACACCGTCAACAATCAGCTATATAGCATTTCCAAGCTACAACCGAGGACAACCCCATGATCGTATTCGCCCTGATCCTTCTGGCCGTCATCGTCGGAGGCTATGTCTACTTCGCGCGCAAGGTCAAGCTGTCCACGCCGGTAGTGACACCGACCGTGCCCGCACCCAAAGAGTAGCCATGCAATGCATTGAGCCAGCCCTTATTCCGCTGGTGTGGCCCGATGCCATCAGGGCGCTTGCGCCCGCTATCGAGCTGGGCGGGGAATACACGCACCAGGCCGTACACGACGCGCTGCGCGACGGCAGCATGGTCCTGTGGGCCTGTGCCGATGCCTACTCAGTGACTTCGTGGGCGCAGTTCCCGCGAGGCCGCACCGCTTACGTGAAATGGGTAGCTGGCGAGAACACACCCGCATGGCTGGCTGACGCTAACCGCGCCTGGAACCAGTGGGCGCTCGACATGGGTTGTACGCAGATCCGCATGTCAGGCCGCAAAGGCTGGGCGCGGCTGATACCCGATGCTGACAACGACGTAATGCTGCGCCGGATGCTGAACAGAGACCACACATGACCGAGCTTGGCCGCACAACCCGCTGCTATGTCTCGGGCTACAACAGGACGCGAGTTCACGCGACGCGCATGTTTCTGGGTGAGTCGCGCCAGTTGGTCGCTGACTTCAACGGGGCGATTCCCAAAGGCTCGCTGATCGTCTCGGCCACGTGGAAGCTGGAAGTGGGCGGCGTCGTCAGCATCAGCAATGCGGAGATCGCGACCGACCAGCGTTCAACCTCTGTGCAGTGCGCCACGATCTTTCAAGGCTGCATCGCCATGCGCTGCATAGCGACGCTGGACGACGGCGGGACGCTGACCCAGCAGTTCGGCATAGCCGTGCCGTCCGCGCCTTACTACGGCGATCCTGTGGGCGCTCAGGGTGCGTTGGAACTGACAGTGAGTGCGTGATGGGAAGGCCGACAGACTACCGCGAAGAGTATTGCGAGCTTGTGCTAGCGCTTGGCGAGGAAGGCAAAAGCCACACGCAGATTGCCCGCAGCCTCAAGGTAGCTAAGTCCACTCTCTACCTGTGGCGCGACACTCACCCCGAGTTTTCGGACGCATTAACGCGTGCGAGGGACTTGGCTCAAGCATGGTTCGAGGACATCGGCCAGTCCGGCCTTGTGATGCCCGGCTTCAACGCCTCGCTGTGGGCAAAGCAGGTCTCCTGCCGATTCCGCGACGACTACACCGACAAGCAGCAGACGGAGATATCTGGCGGATTGACGGGCCTGACGGTGACCTTTGTCAAGCCCGATTGAGTTCCCGGCCAAGCTGCAATGCCTGTTCGAGCCGCATCGCTACAAAGTGTTTCACGGTGGACGAGGCGGCGCGAAGTCGTGGGGTGTTGCACGTTACCTGCTGATCGACGGCGCACAAAAGGCGCAGCGGTTCCTGTGCACCCGCGAAGTGCAGAAGTCGATCAAGGATTCAGTCCACAAGCTGCTGAGCGACCAGATCCAGGAGATGGGTCTCGGGTCGTTCTACGAGGTGCAGCAGACCGTCATCAAGGGAGCGAACGGAACGGAGTTTCTCTTTGCCGGCCTGAGCGACTTCACGGCTGAGTCGATCAAGTCATTCGAGGGCGTCGATAAGGTTTGGGCCGAGGAAGCCCAGGCCATTAGCAAACGTTCGTGGGACATCCTGATACCGACGATCCGCAAGGATGGGTCAGAGATCATTGTCACGCTGAACCCTGAGCTGGACACGGACGAGACCTACGTCCGGTTCATTGCCTCGCCGCCGCCCGATTCGGTGGTGGTGCAGGTCAATCACGCCGACAACCCGTGGTTTCCGCCTGTTCTGGAAAAGGAACGGCTGCATGCGCTGGCCACGATGCCGCGCAGCGACTACGACAACATATGGGAAGGCAAGTGCAAGCCTGCCGTATCCGGAGCGATCTACGCCGAGGAAGTGGCGGCAGCGTTCGAGTCCAACCGCATCACTGACGTTGCCTACGATCCGTCGATGAAGGTTCAGGTGGTGTTCGACCTTGGCTGGAACGACGCAATGAGCTTGATCCTCGTGCAGCGCCATCTGTCCACGCTGCGAGTCATTGAGTATCTGGAAGGCTCGCACAAGACGCTGGATTGGTGGTCGGACGAGCTGAAACAAAAGCGGCTCAATTGGGGCATGGTCTATCTCCCGCATGACGGCGCCCACGGCGACTACAAGACCGGCAAGAGCGCCAAAGAGATCATGGAGTCTCTAGGCTGGGACGTGGAGACACTGCCTCGCCAGCCGGTCGAGACGGGCATCAGAACGGCGCGCATGGCGTTCGGACAGGTCTACATCGACAAGGTCAAGGCATCGCGCCTGGTCGAGTGCCTGAAGCGCTACCGGCGCAACGTGCCGACGACGACGGGCGAAGCATCAACCCCGCTGCATGACGAATACAGCCACGGTGCCGACGCCTTTCGTTACATGGCGATGGTGGCCGAGCGCATGAGCAACGACGAAGCGGCAACGATACCTGTCGATTACCCGGTGGATTACTGATGGCAAAAGAGATTGATCCGCTGGTCGAGATGCGC